AGATTAGATGAAACTGAGTACAAGGCAATTGAAACTAATGGCTTATTCAATCTTAAAGATTATTTGCCTAAGAAGCCTAGCGAAGTTGAAGTAGGTGTTATCAAAAAAATGTTTGAATCATCTGTTGATGGTGAAGCATATGACATGGAGGCTTTTGGTCAATACTTTAGACCAGCAGGCGTAAGTGCAAGAACAGGTGATCCTGTGAAGGCAAGTACTCCAACTCCAAAAGCTGAAGAGCCAAAGGCAGAAGAGCCAAAGGTTGAGGCAGTAGCACAGACATCTGCACCAGCAGAAGCACCAGCGGAACCAAAAGCGGATAATAACAAGGCAGAAGATATTCTCGCAATGATTAGAAACCGCCAAGGAAACTAATAAACAATATACAAGGGGTTGTTTAGGCAACCCCAAGTATATGGATTAAGGAGTAATAATGGCTAACAAGGCATTTGACGTTTCTAAGTTTCGTAAAAACTTAACTAAATCTATCACAGGAATGAGTGCAGGATTTCATGATCCTACTGATTGGATTAGTACAGGTAACAAAGCACTCAACTATCTTGTGTCAGGAGACTTTAACAAAGGTGTTCCACTAGGCAAAGTAACTGTGTTTGCAGGTGAATCAGGATCAGGTAAATCTTATTTTTGTGCAGGTAATATTGTAAAAGAAGCACAGAAGCAAGGCATATTTGTTGTTTTGATTGACTCTGAGAACGCACTTGATGAAACTTGGTTACAAGCATTGGAAGTTGACACAGATGAAAAGAAATTACTTAAACTTAATATGTCCATGATTGATGATGTTGCAAAGACAGTATCAACGTTTATGAGTGATTACAGAGATATGGCGGAAGAAGATCGTCCAAAAGTATTGTTTGTAATTGATTCTTTGGGTATGTTATTGACTCCAACAGATGTTGATCAGTTTACAAAAGGTGACATGAAGGGTGATATGGGTAGAAAACCCAAGGCACTAACGGCACTTGTAAGAAACTGTGTTAATATGTTTGGTAGTCATAATGTAGGACTAGTGGCAACTAATCACACGTATGCATCACAAGATATGTTTGATCCAGATGATAAGATATCAGGTGGTCAAGGATTTATCTATGCATCAAGTATTGTTGTTGCGATGAAAAAGCTCAAACTTAAAGAAGATGAAGATGGTAAAAAGGTAACTGACGTAAGAGGTATCAGAGCCGCTTGTAAAGTTATGAAAACAAGATATGCAAAACCATTTGAATCAGTACAAGTAAAAATTCCATATGAACAAGGCATGGATCCTTACAGTGGACTTGTTGACTTATTTGAGAAAAAAGGACTACTTACTCAACAGGGTAATCGACTTAAATACGTAGATTCTATGGGGAAAGAACACTTGAATTATCGAAAAGACTGGTCTGGTGAACAACTAGAGCTAATTATGAGTGACTTCGAAAAGTTATCCACAGAAGAATCTGTAGAAGAAGTTGAAAAACAACCTGAGGAGTAAGGACAAATGGATGGTTCACAGATAATCGAGTTTTGGCAAGTATTTAAAGAATACATTGACAAAAAACACATCGAAACTGTTGCTGAAAGATATGTAGATTTATGTGCAGACTTTGGTACAGACGATGAAGCATTTCGAGATGCACTAGGCTCAGATAATGAACTTGATAAGGCAATTGGTTATTACTTGGAAGAAGATGTAGAACTAGATGAAGACACAGAAGAGGATTATTAATGGGATGGTATTCTGATATAGCAAAAGACATCAGCAAGATTCCTGACGCCATACAATACTTTGAAGATGAATTGGATGCCGCAAAGGCACAAATCAGAATCAAAGGAAATGTAGAACGTGCGGCGGCTGAAATGCCTGGCATAGTTGAGCAAAGGTTCAACCAATTGCAAGAGCTTGAAGCAATATTAGAATACTTGAACATTGAACTCAGAAGACTGCGTAGTTCATTCTTTAAAAAATATTTAGAAAATTATGCACGAGCATTAAGCAGTAGAGACGTTGAAAAGTATGTTGACGGTGAAGCTGACGTTGTTGATTATGAAAAGATAATTAATGAATTTGCATTAATGCGTAATAAATGGTTAGGCGTAACAAAGGCACTAGATCAAAAACAATGGCAACTCACAAACATAGTCAAGTTAAGAGTTGCAGGCATGGAAGATGCCAGCTTATAAACATAACTAAAGGAAAAACAATTATATGAAGTTAAGCGAAACCAAGCCTGCTTGGGAACAACAAGCAAGTGAAAATGTAACACGTCAATATGGAGGTAACGTTCGACCTACTATTGATCACTTTGAACGGACATCATTACCTGGCGAAAGACAAAGGTTACAAAAATGGGATATGATTCCTTCAGCTGACTTTGTACAGAGAATTGCGGGTGAGTTTGTAAAACAAAATTCACAAGATTTATTTAAGGACAAAAACGTAATACTTTTCAGTTTACCAGGAGCATTCACTCCTGTGTGTTCGTCAAAGATGCTCCCTGCATATGAAGAAATGTATGATAGATTTAAAAATGCTGGCATTGATGAGATTTATTGCGTATCTGTAAATGATGGATTCGTAATGAATGCTTGGGCAGAATCATTAGGCATTGAAAAAGTAAAAATGTTAGCAGATGGTAATGGAGATTTTACTGACTCTATGGGTATGCTTTGTTCAAAAAGAGGCAAAGGATTTGCAATGAGATCATGGAGATACAGTTGCTACATTAAGAATAATATCATAATGGAAGCCTATGTGGAACCAGGATTCAATCACAAAGACGAAGACAATGATCCATACGAAGTGTCTGACCCAGAAACAATAGCTCAATTCATCGAAGCAGAAAATAGATAGACACTTAAATACAACTATGAAAGTTGTATTAGTTACAGGTGGATTTGATCCTTTACATTCAGGACACATTTCTTATTTCAAAGAAGCAAAAAAGCTCGGCGACAAATTAGTCGTTGGGCTTAATAGTGACAAATGGCTCACACGTAAGAAAGGAAAACCTTTCATGCCAATTCAAGAACGTGTTGAAATAGTAAAAAATTTACAAATGGTAGACGATGTCTTATGCTGGGACGATGATGACGATAGTGCCTCTGGTGCAATTTTTAAACTAATGGCTACGTCTGGATACAACTGTGATATTGTGTTTGCTAATGGTGGCGACAGAACAAAAGACAACATACCTGAAATGAAACTTTGGTCGGACAAAGTTGAATTTGTATTTGGTGTTGGAGGCAGTCATAAACAAAATTCAAGCAGTTGGATATTAGAAGAATACAAACATCCTAAAACAAAACGCAACTGGGGTTGGTATAGAGTGCTAGATGACAAGCCTGGTTACAAGGTAAAAGAATTAGTAATAAGTCCAAAGTCAAAATTAAGTATGCAACGTCATTTTAAACGTTCTGAACATTGGTACGTTTTAAAAGGCAGTTGTGATATACTTACTGATGGCAAAGCTGGACTACAAACTGTTACCTTAAAAGCTCTTACACATGGTTATGACATAGGCAAAGAAGTTTGGCATCAAGGCATAAATGAAACTGATGAACCTTGTCACATACTTGAAGTACAGTATGGAGAAGAATGTACTGAAGCTGACATAGAAAGAAAATAATGAAATCTTGGCAAACCTATCAAAATTGTAAAAGTGCAGTTGATCAGGCATCTGAATTCAGCATGACAAGTGGCACTAGACTTGCACACACATTTTATACTATTAAGGAACTAGACGAACAAAACATACAAGGTGACATAGTAGAATGTGGAGTTTGGAAAGGTGGACAAATCATTGTGTCCTGGTTAGCTAATACAAACACCAATAGAAACTTTTGGTTATACGATACATTTGGAGGAATGACGCAACCAACAGATGCAGATTACAAAATAAACAAAGATGGCACAATAGGTTATGCAAAAGACAGTCCCAAAGCTAAATGGGGAACTGCACAATGGTGTAGAGCTGAAATAGAAGAAGTGGAACAAAACTTATACAAATTTTCAATGCCACCTGCTAAAATAAATTTTATTAAAGGTGACGTTTGTAGGACACTAAATGATACAACTAATATACCAAACAAAATTGCATTTTTAAGACTTGATACAGATTGGTATGAGTCTACATTGAAAGAATTACAAGTATTATGGCCAAGAGTAGTGCCAGGAGGCTATATGGTTTTGGACGACTATCATTCATGGCAAGGTAGCAAACAAGCCTTTCATGAGGTTCTTGGACCAAGTGTGAACATAAGTATTATTGACGAAACTTCGGTTTATATTAGGAAGGACCAATAGTATGAATAGTTTGACTGTCATTTTTTTAGCAACATTATTCTACGTAAACACTCCTGACGTTAAAGAAAACTTATACAGTTGGCAAATACAATTTTCGGATTACCAACAATGCGAACAGTTCTTTGACATCTACGGAGACAAACTATTGAATGGTGTTATGAATCATGGTAAGATGGTTTATGGCAAAGACGTAGGAGTAGATTATTTGTCGTGTGCAGAAGTTATCATCGATCCTACACAACAAAGACCACAAATTGTTGGTCAGAAAGTTATGTATGAAAAATAAAGTTTTTGTTGGTTATGACACTAGAGAAGATATTGCTTATCAAGTATGTGAACACTCATTAAAACGTTTCAACACAGAAACAGAAGTCATACCTTTAATCCAAAAAGATTTAAGAGATCAAAAATTGTATTGGCGTGAAGTTGATAAACTTGCAAGTACAGAATTTACGTTTACAAGATTTTTGATTCCTCATTTATGTAATTACAAAGGTTGGGCTTTGTTTTGCGACAGTGATGTTGTGTTTTTAGAAAATGTAGATAATTTATTTGCATTGGCAGATGACAAGTATGCTGTGATGTGTGTGCAACATGATTACACGCCAAAGCCAGGCATCAAGATGGACGGACAAGTGCAAACTGTCTATCCAAGAAAGAATTGGAGTTCTGTGGTTTTATGGAACTGTGGACATCCTAGTAATGAGAAAGTTACTATAGATAGTGTAAACAATCCTAATTATGATGGAAAATATTTTCACAGATTTAGTTGGTTGAAAGACAGTGAAATAGGAGAACTACCAAAGGATTGGAACTACCTGGTAGGTTGGTATGATGATGGAACACCAAGAGCCTTGCATTATACCGAAGGTGGTCCTTGGTTTAAAGAATATAGAAACTGTGATTATCATCAGGTATGGAAGGACGCATTATTCCAAATGATGGAGAACAAAGGTGAGTGAAGGACTTGGAGAATGGGATCCTAGAGTGTTACCAAATAGATTAAAAGAATTAATTGATGAAATAATTTATTCTGTAGCCGTACAGGATAATTCTAAGGCTATAAGAGCCATTACGGATATGTTTAGTGATGTAAGAAATCCTAAATTAATTTGCATAGACAGTGGTATTAAAAAAGTAGAAAAGAAAGTAAAAGGTTCTTTTGGTATAGTTGATGCTTTTGTTATGGCAATGGCATTAGGCAGTGGCGGAAAATACATAAGAGCAGATGACATAAATGACTACTGGGCTCATCCAGCCCCGTTCCTTGTGAGAGGGCTAGGCAAACAAAAAATAATCAAAGAATGTATTGCCCGAGGCAAAGACTTTTATTTCATGGACACAGGTTACGTTGGTAACAATCCAAGCACAAATAATCCAAACGGCAAAAAAATTTATCACAGAATAGTAAAGAACGCATTACAAAATCTCCATATGCCAGAGAAAGAAGGCAACGAGCATTTGTATGGTGGCGAACGTTGGAAAAGACTAGCAATACCATTTAAGGACAATGTTCCTGGAAGGAAAATATTAATTGTTCCTCCAAGTGAAAAAGTAATGAAATACTTTGAAAGAGATTTGGATCAATGGATCAATGAAACTATATTAGAAATAAAAAAACATACATCAAGACCAATTGAAGTACGCAAAAAGCCAAGCAGGGAAGACAGAGTATCTGTCAACACAATAGAACAAGCCCTTGATGATAATGTACATTGTATGGTAACCTTTAACAGTATTGCGGCACTTGAAGCTATGATATATGGCAAACCTGCAATAGTATTAGGTCCTAACTGTGCTCAAGACTTATGTGAAAAACGTTTAGAAAGAATAGAATTTGTAAAACATCCAGGAAGAAAACAACTTACTTGGCTGTGTAGATATCTAAGCAATAACCAATTTACATATGATGAGATGTTAAGTGGATATGCTTGGCAACAGTTAGGAGCAGGTAAATGAGAGTTGTTGGATACACAAAAGTAATACCACCTGGAGCAAAAGCAAACAATAAGCCCCAAAAAGAAAATCATAAACTTGATATAATAAAAAATTTTATCACTGGAGTTAGAGAAGCTGGTGATAATGGATTGGTATATGATGGTTATGAAATGTTAGATTGTGACGTAGCAATGATGCAGGGCTTTGTTCATGATAAGTCAGCACACGTTCCTCATATACAATTACGAAGAAACATAGCAAGTAACACAAGAAACAAATGGTTTATAACTGCTGACAGCAATTTATTTTTATACAAAGCAAAACAAAATGCACCACATCATTATTTAAGATACAGTATAAATGGAGTATTCAATGATACAGGTGTGTATTGTAATAACGAATACACAGATCAAAATTGGTTAAACATACAAAGAGATTTAGGAGTTAGTTTAAAGCCTTGGTCTATAAATGAAAGAGATACTGTATTACTTTGTTTACAACGTAATGGTGGTTGGAGTATGAAAGGTAAAGATGTTGTATCTTGGGCAAATCATAAAATTGCACAGATTAGACAATATACTACACGCCCAATAATTGTTAGACCACATCCTGGAGACAAGAAGGCTCCTGAATATGTAAAACAAATTGTAGGCGATAATGTCAGAGTAAGTTTTGGTGAACACATAGAACATGATCTTGCTCATGCGTTTTGTACAATAGGATTTAACAGTTCACCTTTGGTAGCAAGTGTAATAGAAGGTGTTCCAATTATAGTAGAAGATCCAAAGTCAAGTCAAGTTGAAGAAGTGTGTCATACAGATTTATCTCAAATGAATAATTTACAAATATTTGATAGAGAAGCTTGGATTAGAAAAATTGCACAATGTCATTGGAGTTTTGCAGACTTACGTAGTGGGATTGCTTGGCAATGGATGAAAAAATATTTGAAATGAAACTAGTTGATACAAAAGAAGTAGAAGGTATAGGTAAACTGTACAAGTGCGAACACGAGGAAAGTCCAATGTTAGGCATTGAAGGGAAGCCTTTTAAGAATTTTACAAAATACACATTAGACTGGGATTGGAAAAAATTAGACAACGAAATATGTTTGATGTTAGCAAAAAATCCTTTGGATAAATGGCCAAAGGTAGGAGGCAGTATGCCACCAGAACTAAAACAATATGGTAAGTTTGAAGACGAAGCACTAATGGAACATACACATGATATACCTCC